GTCGCTATCATAATCAACTTCGAATTCATCAATTAAAATCCAATCGGGGTTTACTTCCTCGCCAAACTGACTTAAATCAATTTGTTCACTTAATTCCGTTCCCGTTTTTTCTGCTACTTGTTCCGCTGTTTGTGCGTTTTCCAAGTCGATGAATTCTAAAGGTTGTAACGTTTTAAAATATAGCTTTAAGCTAATTTGATTAAACGCTAATAATTGGTCGAACGCTTCAATTAGCTTGTCTTGAATTGGTCTAATAACCATATTATCAAACAAGGTTGTAGCTGTCTTTAATTCTTCAGCATTTGAACTGAAACCAGTCGATTTGGCAACTCCAAAGATTAAACCGCTTACTACTTTGTGTGATAGTAATATTTTTTCAGTACATTCAGTTGCAAGGTAAGTGTAATGTTCTGGCGCATCATTAAGTGGAATATCCATTACTTCCGTTTTCAATTCTTTGTCTCCACTAAATGAAACGATAACTTTCTGTCCGTTACTTCCCGTTAGTTTTTCTTGAATTTGTCGGCTTCGTGTACGTTGTTGCTCCTCTGTATAATCGCCTATGATATTAACTACTTTCGTTCCGCTAAACCCGTTTTGAACGTCGTTAATTAAATACTGCGCTATCTCTTCTTCAAGTGTAGCATAAGGCAACCCACCTTGATACATTGGATAAGCGAAGTATTTCATTCCAACTGCATAAGGCTTTACAAATAGAATTTCTATTTTCTCTTTAGATTTCCCAAATGCAGGAATCGGTGTTGCTGGAAATTCTCGTAAATTATCCCAATTATCAGAATAAAAGTAGTTATTAATTTGTCCGTCTTTGTCGCATTTCTCAGGCGCTAAAAGTTGTACAGGTATATGGTACGCTTTTACAATTCGTGTGTGCTTATCGTCGTAATGTACTTGAATAGCGCATTGACCTAACATATAGAAATCCGCTACAATTTGACGAACGTCATTTTTTGCCAACATCGAAACCATTTGAGCATATTCATTTGGCTTTTTAGATGCATCTAACGCACTTAATCCACGTCCGTAAATCAAATGTGTGATTGCGTTTATAACGGCGTTATTCGTGGTCGAATTTTTATAACGTTCTATAAGGAATTGATAATAACTATTGTTTTTTCCAAATGTCACGAAATCCTTTTGTCTCTCCTCAACAACTTGTGGCGCTTCGTATTCGGCTAAATTTAATATAAATTCGCTCATATAGTAATGAATGTGTTTTGTGTAAATCTTTGCGTGAATGGTTGTGTATTACCATCGGTGCAAAATAGCTTGTCGTAACAGATTAAAGTATCTTCGCTTAATGCTTCAATTTTGAAAAACGTTTGGTCTTTTAAATCTAAACTTATTTCAATTTCGAAATAATAACCACGATTTACAATATTAAATTCTGTGTAATCTAAACTTGTATTTTCGGTTTCATTTGTTAATCGAATGGTGTCAATTCCATTGAATAACATTAGTCTTAATTTCTGTGGTTGCGTTGTTGTTACTACTTGCATACTACTATAATTAAATAACTAATTTTTGTTGCAAAAAAAAGGGTAACCGAAGCTACCCTAATCTATTAAGAAACGAAAAAAAGCCTATGCTGTTACTATCGAAGCATCATCGAATACAGCTCTTAATTCTTCCTCTGTTGTGCAATCAATGAAGTTCGCAGCGATTCTCTCATTAGCTGTTAAAGTAATGTTATAACCGTTCAAATCTGCCATTTGCGTACCGTTTACGATTGAACCTGCTGTCATTGTTGCTCCGTATTCAACACCCATAAAGAAGAACTGACCATTACGATTTTTCACAACAACTGAAGGACGACCGTAAGCCATCAATTTGAAGTTTTTGTGCATCGTTGGGTCTTGTTTCTTTAACTGAATAGTCAACACTTGAGAAACGAAGTTAGTGCCATTGTCCGAGCTTGGTGTTTGCGTTTGGTCGAATAGGTTTACGCCTTTCAATTCATACTTGAATAACTGCGAAACTCCCGTTACCGCTGTTACCATATCTGAAGCATCCGTAGTTACTCCCGTTGGATAGGTATAAGTACCACGATTTATGAAATAGATAGCATCAATGCCTCCAATCGAGTCGTAACATACCTCACTACGACCATTAATTATTAAACAACTCATGTTTTTATGTATTAAAAAAGGTGGTGTTTATTGCACCACCCTTAAATTATTAATTCAATTAACTCTTAACCTCCGTAAAGAACACCTTTTGTTGCTTGCCCTACGTTTGCATTCAAAGTATAGATTGAACGTACAAACTGAACATCTGCATCGTTGTACACTTTACCAACTTCGAAACGGTTTACATCGTCTAACAAGTCAGTATTCCAAGAAATAGCAGCTTTACGTTGTGCGTAAGCCATCAAATTGTTAGGTGTAGGAACGAACAATAACTCAACGCCGTTGTAGTAAATTTTACTTGTTGCAAAGTCATTACCTGAAATTTGGAAGTTGATTTGTTGTGCTGCACCTACTGCGTTATTTGCGTTGTAGCACAATTGTTTCCACGCTCTTGGACAATAGATAACCGTTGGGCTAACTGTGTCTAACAAGTTTTCTGAAGGTATAGCTAAGTATATCTTACCGATTTCCGCGGCAATATTATTTTGAGTAACCGAAGTTCCTGTTACCTTGATATATCCACCTAATGCAGAATTATCATATAATACTTTTGAGAAAACCCCATCAACTAAACCTGCTGTTAGTGCTGCAACTGCTGTTTGTGTTGCTGCTGTCATTGAACCTTGTCCCGCTCCTGGTGTTAACGCTGCGATTGCTGTTTTTGTTGCCGAAGTAATACCACCCCAGAAAATAGATTCAGCATCTTGCGAAACGTTTGGTCCGTATTGCGCTAATACCGTTGAAGCGAACTCGCTTGATTCAATATTCCACGCTCCAGGATTCATTGAACGTCCGAAACGACCTGCTCTCAATGATTCTTGTAAGAACGTTTGTTTGTACTCTAATTTCGTTGGCGTAATGATACGGTCTGTAATTGTCATTGAACCCGAAGAACTCAATTGATTACCTGTGTATAATTGCGCTGTAACGTCTACACCTGCTTCAGTGAAGATAGTACCTGCTTTAATGTCGGTGTTGAAAGTAACGTAACCATCTGCGATAGTTTTGTTAGCGAACAATACCTCTTCGAGAATTGGCTCAACTGCCTTACCTCTAATGTCTACTGACGTGTAACTAATTGCCATTTTGTTTTATTTTGTTTTGTTTATAATGTTTAAAATCTTCGACTAAAAAGTCAATTTGTTCTTGTGAAAGTTTGCCTTTGCAATACGTTTCTATTTTTTTGTTACCTAACGCTTTTTCAAATTCAGCATAGTTAACTCCTTGTTCGAATGGGTTTACAAAGTCCATTAATTCATTCTTGATTTAATGTATCTATGTCTTTCAAGTGGTGTCATTTCTTCCAAGTTCACAACTTTTTTAGGTTCAGGATTGAAAGTGATAGGGTTAACAACTTCAGAAAGTTTAACTTCCGTTTCTGCTAACTTAGCTTTTAACTCTTCGTTTTCAGCTTTCAACGCTTCGAACTCTTCAGCTGAAAAGTGCATTTCTTTTGTCGTTGTTTCAACTACTTTTTTCGCACTTGGTGTTGGCTCTGCTTTAGCTTCAACGGGTACTTCTGCTGTTGGTTGTTCCATTGGTGCAACTTCTTCTTCTGCTTGTGGCATTTCAACTGAAGCGATAACCCCTTCAACTGCAACTGTAAGTTTACGACCATCCTCTAATTCGTATTCTCCAACTGGCAAAGGAATCATTTGCTCGTCAGGAGTAACAATCATTACTTCCATTTCAGGCTCGAACGCATCCGCTTGAATAACCGTAACACCGTCCGCTAATTTCATTTGCTCTAATTTCACTTCCATTCCTAAAAGTGTCATTACTTTACGTAAGATAGTTTTTTCTTTCTTCATATTGTGATAATTAAATTGTTTGTTTTTTGTAACGTTTTTGGTTAAATTATATGTAAATTGGTAATAAGAGTTTCAATCAATTTTATATTTTGTTTAACAGTAATGATTCCGTCTTCAACTTCTTTTTGAGGTGCTGTTATACCTAAATCTTTAATTTGTTTTGTAAAATTTTGAAATTTAACAAGTAAATCTCTATTTAATTTTAATGACTCTTGCGCTGGTTTTAAAGCTGATTTTGCTATTGTGATTGATTTAATTGCTCCTGCTTCTGCTATTGCTAATTCTTTTTGAACTTCTTGCAAAACCCCCAACTCCACATCGTGACTTTCTAATTCTACTCTTTGCGCTCTACGTGCTTTTCTAAAATCTTCTAATGTTACTTTCATTTTGTATATTGTTTTAATAATTCCTTGATTTGTTCGATAGTACTTAATTCTTGGTTATCGCTAAATTTTCCCTCGATTGAAAAACCTTTAATCGCACCGCTTTTCACTTGTTCCCATACTGAATCGTTGTTAACTTTCATCATTGCGACCCAAGTGCCAACGGGATAATTTAATCCGTGTAATGCGCTTTTATCCACCTTGCTATCCTCAACTATCCACGATTCAACAACGCTCATATCTTCCAACTTTTGAGAGTGTTGAAGTGTTACGTTGTTTTGTTTTGAACGCATCAAAAACAATTCGCTCGATTGCTTAATAGTATCTGCTGAAAACTTAATGTAATATGGATTTCCCTCTTTGTCAACTCGAAGTATTTCTTTATCAGGCACCAATACCGCACCTAACAAAATGCGTTTATCTTCGTCAATCGTTTTTAACTCAACTTCGTGTTCTGAAAGTGCTACAAAGTTTTCCTCGATAGCTGGTTTAGTAACTACCGAAATCGCAAACACTTCGTCCTCAAAGTCCTTAATAAGCATTTCAATTACTTTCTTTTCCATAACTCTATAATTTACAAAGTAGTTTTTTGTAACGTATTTCTCTCAAGGCTCAACGCTGTTGATACTTCGCCCGTCGTAATGTACGCTTTAACAGGTTGCTGTTGTAAGTTCGCTAATTGGTTAATTCCACTATTTCCGACAACGTTGAACGAAGGTGTGAAAGTTGTTCCACCTCCTCCTCCTCCGCCAACACTCCCACTCGGTGCGCTACCTCCACCTAAAGCACTCAATGCTTTTGCAGTTGCAGCAACATTGGCAGCAATACCAAAAGCTGTCGAAATATTATTACCTGCAATTACGGGAACTGCTGAAGCTCCACTTGTTGCAATTGCTTGTGGTGTTGCTAAAGCTCCAATATTTGCTAATTTATTTGCTATTATCATTTTTGCAATACCGATTGCACTTTCAGCAATAACCGCAGCCTTTTGAACGCCTTTAGATTTTTCAAAAATTGATTTTATAATTGAAATACCTTGTAATGCTGTGTCAAATCCTTGTTGCTGAATACTTGCTTTTTGTTCTAATAATGCCTTTTCAATAGCTAATTTTTTATCCGCTGTTTCTTTATCTAAAGCTATTTGTTTTTCTTTTGCATCTTTATCTAAAGCATATTGTTTTTCTTGAGCTGTTAAATTGATATTGTTTAAATTATTCAAATGTTCAATTTCTAACGCTTCAGTGTCTTGACCGAATTTTAAAGCGTTATCAATTTTTATTTGATATGCTTCATTTTCTTTTTGGATAGCTAAGTCTTGTTCGCTTAAAAGCATATTCGTATTTGCTTTTTTAGCATCCTCAATAATTTTCAATGAATCAAGTTCTTCTTTATTTAATTTTTCAAGTCGTTCTTGTTCTATTTTATAAAGTTCTTCAGCTGTTTTTTTAGCATCTTCTTTTAATTTATCCGCTGCTTCCTTAGCTTTATCCGCTGCATCTTTTGCGTTTTGCGCACGTTCCTTTGCGTTATTAGCGCTATTGATTTTTAATTGGTTTTCACTATCCGCAATATTGTTTTTAATATCTCCAATTGCTTTTGCATTTTCATCAAATAAACCTTTGTAAGCCTCTCCGATTGTACCTGTTGACTTTATCATAAAACCTAAAGACTGTTGCTCCAATTCAAGTTCTTTAAGTTTCTGTTTTTGATAGTTTATAGAGCCACGAATTTTCTTTTCTTCAAGTGCATCCGTTGATTTTCCTTGCGCTTCAAGTAGTGCAATTTGTCTTGTTAACTGCCCTTGTTCATCGTTGTATGCTTTGTCTCTTGCTTTCTTTTGTTCTTCTAATTTCTTAATCTTTTGGTCGGCTCTTTTAACTTCTAATTTGTGGCGTGCGTCCTGGTCTCTTTCGTTTTTAGTATCAATTATATTGAAGTATTCAAGTGCTTTAATCGCTCCGTAAATAACCCCAACTAAAGGAAAAAATATTCCTATTAAAACCTTAACCGAAGTTCCTAAATTATCGAAATAGTCGTAAGCCTTAATAACATAACCGCTCAACTTTTGTACAACCGCAGTTACTTTGTCAAAGTTCGCAATTAGTAACCCAATTAAAACAACTATTGCACCGATTCCCGTAGCAATTAACGCAGCACGAAACGCTTTCATTGCTAAACTCGCTGTATTTGTAGTCGCTGTTAACGCTACATTTGCACCTGCTTGTACTTCTGTTGTAACCGCTGCAACTTCTCCGACTGCTGTGTTTGTTTCTGTGGCTATTGTATTCGCTTCAACCGCTGTTGTAGTCGTTCCCATTATGAAAGCATACGCCGCTTGTATAACAGAATTATTCTTTACAACCGCTCCCAATTGTTTGAACGAATCCTTTGCTTCTCCTAACCCTTGTAACCCTTGAGAAAGTGCCATCGCTGACTGAACTTTCAATAGTGTTTTCTGTAAGTCCTCGTTCTCAACTCCGATTAAACCCAACGCACCCTCATACGCTTGGAATCCATTAAGAACGCCACCAATTGACGAACTTAACGCATTGAACTTTGCATCGGGGTTAAACGCATCCGTCAACGCTTTTGCATCGCCGATTCGGTCTTTCAATTCCGCCGCACGTTTCG